TATAGTTAATATATTAATTGCTAAATAAATGTGTAATATGATAATATCATTTGAAAGCCACCCAAATTGTAAAAATACATTATATATATGATGTATTAATGACAATAAATGAAATAATAAATTATCAAAACAATTTTTATATATTCCACCTGAAGTTAATATATCAATAAAATAGAAAAGTAGACCTCCTATTAGTATTAATGATATATCTCTCAATCTATTCATAATATAATTAAAGATTATCTTGTATAATATATCATAATTAAATGCGAATAGCTTCATTTGATATTGGTATTAAGCATTTAGCATTCTGTATATTAGATATAGATGCTAATAATAGTCATTCTATTTATAAATGGAATGTTATTAATGTATTAGAAGATTCACAAAATTTCTGTGAAATGATCAATAATAAAGAAAAAAAATGTGAAAAAGTTGCTTCTATTATAGCAAATGGTAAATATTGTTGTGATAAAAAAACTTGTATTAAAAGTTTTGATTTATTATATCCAATTAGTCAACATCCTAGAAGTCAATTGAAGAAAAGTAAGCCTGTAATAAAAGAACCATTATTCAGTTTATGTACTAGTATAAAAAGAGTATTAGATAATTATATTGATGATATAAAAAGTTGTGATATAGTTGTTTTAGAAAATCAACCAGTATTAAAAAATCCAACAATGAAATCAGTACAAATGTTCATATATTCTCATTGTTTAATAAATGGTGCTAAAAATATAGCACTATTTAATGCTAATAAAAAATTAGATATATATGATGGTCCTGAAATAGATTCTAAAGGTAAGAGTGGATATACATTACGCAAATATTTATCTGTAGAATATACTAGATTTTTTCTAAAGAGAGATAATAGTTTATGGATTGATTATTTTGAGAAGAATAAGAAGATGGATGATTTGGCGGATTGTTATTTACAAGGTTTAACATATCATAAATCTATGAATAAAAAGAAAAAATAAATCTCTTGCGTATAGATTTAAAAACAGTTTTCTAGAAGAAATGTAATAATGACTTCTAATAGTGCGTTTTCTTTTAAAAAAAAGACAGTATCATTAGATGATGATGAAAATGTTCAAATTAATATTAAAAAGAACTCACAGGATAGAAAGATAGATATGGACGTAATTTCAAATAAAAATGTCAATATAGGCTTAGACTTATTAGTAAATCCAGATAAACAACGTAAAGGTGATACATCTCAACCATCAACTCCAAAAAATGAAGATGTTTCAAAACCAATTATAGACTTTGAAAAAGAAGATGATGATTTAGATTTTAATAATCTATTATCAAAAAGTAATAAGAGTCAAGAAAATATAGAACAATTAATGAGTAGAATGAATTTAGATGATGATATTCCAACTTCATCATCAAATGATAAAAAAGAAACCTTTTTAGACGATATTAAACCATCATCCGATAGAGATAATGATGTTGATAGTCATAGAAGTTTAAGAGATGATGATAGAAGTGATAGACGTTCAAGAAATGAATATAACGACTATGATAGTCGTCCATCGCGTTCATATGAAGATGAAAGAAGAGAAAAAGAAGAAGTCTTATATCAATTAGAAAAGATGAGACGTTTAGGTGTTCAAGGTATTAAGCGGTTCAATATGTCTAATGATTTAGAAGAAATGAAATATGAATTGAATCGTATAAAAAGAGAAAGACAAGTTGAATCATCTATTAAATTCCAAAGACAAATGTTAATGACATTTGTTACTGGTGCTGAATATGTTAATGATAGTTATAATTTTTTCAATTTTCAATTAAAAGGTTGGAGTGAAAGTGTATATGAAAATATAAATGATTATGATGAAGTATTTGAAGAATTACATGAAAAGTATGGTTCTAAAGGTCACGTTGCACCGGAATTACGTTTACTATATATGGTTGTTGGTTCAGGTTTTATGTATCATTTGTCAAATTCTATGTTTAAGTCAGCACCAGCTGGTATTGAAGATATATTGAAACAAAATCCAGAATTAATGAGACAATTTGCTAACGCTGCAGTAAATCAAATGCCTGCTGAACAAAGACAAGCTGCATCAATGATGAACAATATGGCACAAATGGGTCGTCCACGAACACCACCTGCAAATGATTTACCACCTTATGCTCCACGACCAGTTCCTAATAATGATATTCGTAGTCAAAGTTCAATAAATGTAGTATCATCTGCTCCTAGAGGTAAATCTATTCCTGCACCACAAGGACTAGATGAAATATTAGATGATTTGAAGAGTTCTACAACAAATAGAGATGAAAGTTTATCTGAAATCATTAGTAGAACTGAACGTGGTTCACGTAAGAAGACAATATTTCAAAAACCATCTAAATCATCTTCATCTACATTATCTTTATAAATATCTAAATATAAATGTAATATTTAGAGATTTATTAATTCATTAATCTATTTTACCTTGTGATTTAAGTTTAAGATAAGCTTGCTTTATTTCTTCTGGTGATAATTCACCATCCTTATTTGTGTCAATTTCTGTAAATGACTTAGGAAGAATACATAATTTGCTTTCTTCATGAAATAGATTTAATACAACTATAATGAAAATTATTGTTACCATTAATGATAGTAATACATCACGTGTTGCAGTAAAAACAATTATAAATAAGAATAAATATTGACCAAACTTAGATGAAAAAAACTTTTTATGATTTGATGATAATTGAACTTCAATATAACGACTACCTATATTCATTAAAATCATAGTTAATCCAAGAAATATATTATTTTGATTTATTTTATGTAAATATGTCTGTATCGTATTCAATGTACTACTCATATTTATAATTAATTAAGATATTTCTTTTTCAATCTATAATCACTATTTGTAAATGGAAAAAGTGGCAATGATTCATATGTATTAATTGGTATATTTCTTATATATTTTTCCATTAGAATAATATCTGTATAAAATGCTATAGGGAATGTAAACATATATGTTGGTAGTGGTAGTATTGTTTCTATAAAATATTCTGAATATAAAATTGGTTTATTATCATTCTTACTTTCAATAAATGGATAATAAAATATACGTCGTGCAGTTAAATAAGAAATAGAAGTTATAGTAAAATATTTAAAAAACGGTGTCATTTAATATACCTAAATAGGTTTTTTATTATTTAACGACGCATCTTTATATTTCTTTTAGATGTTCTTTTACGATAATTTACTTTTTTTGATGATTTCTTTTTTGATGATTTTCTCTTTGATGATCGTCTCTTTCTCATTTTTCTTCTACCTCCCGTTATATCACCTCTAATTAAATATAATTCATCTAATTCACCACTTAAATCATCTATTTTTTCAAATCCAAATGAACTTAATTGTAAATATAATTCTTCATCTATATTTCTTCCATAATCAAGAGCAACTAATACATTTTTTCCCTTTCCTAAAGATGTTATTAAACCATCTATTAATTTTTCATTCATTTCTACGTCTTCGTCATATAAGTTTGTTACAAATACTAATATATTAATAAATTTCCATTTTTGAATTACTTCATTTTCATCAATACCTATTGTATCAAATCTACCATCTTCGTCACTTTCTACACGTGCTATAGTTATAGTTCTAAATTTTTCAATGTTATCAGGAGTTGTATTATCTTCAACTACAAAACATTTATATTTAGATACTATTTTTTTTTCATCTAATATATCATTTTCATCATATGCTATTTTGTGCATCATGTATTGCGACATATTATAGTCATCATCATTTTCATTTAAATTGGAGATTATAGTAAATAATTTTAATATACCATTTTTATGTTGTTGAGATATATCTATATTACTTAACCAATCATCATATAAATCACGACCAAGAATAGTATTAAATATAATAGAAATATGATCATCAATTTCTATATTAACATCATCGTTTAAACTTTTCAAAAAACCTTTTAATGATGTAAAATATATACCATAATTATCCATAGATTCTTCTTCTGGTTCTTGATGATTAGTAGTTGGTTGATATGGTATATCACCACCTAATATTTTATTACGCATTATACTATAATAAAATATTTTACTTATTGTGGTTTTTTATTATATTGTGCATTTTTATTATCTACCATTTTTTGTAATTCGTGTATTGATTCATGTAATACAGAAAATGTATCTTTTAGTGTTTTATCAGTCATTATATTTTCATATTTTTCATTATCTTCTTCATCATTTACAACATCATCACTATCTTTTTTATTATTATTATTTTCAAAACTTTCATTAATTAAAAGTTCACTTTTATATAATTCTTTAGCGGCTTGTATTGAATTATCCATATTAATAGTAACTACAAATGCGACCAACATAAATATACCTAACATTAAGTCTTCATCAAAACATATTGTATAAAATATGAATAATAATATAGTGAACTTAATATATGGATGATTTATTAAAGATAACCAAGGACGTGGTGTATATATAGAAATTACTGATATATAAATAATTAAAATTATAACATACATCATATTAGGTGTAATTTTATAATTGAATATGTTAAATTCCATTGATATATTTGTAATATATCAATATAATATTAATTCATTTTATGACCTAAAAATCAACAGGTGCTCCTACTTCATTCATTGGGTCTGCTGGATTAACAACTAGAACTGTTCCATCTTCAAAGCTTTCAGTCGCAACTTTTGTATTTTCACATAATTTATCTAATGTTGTATTTTGTATATTTTCCAACATGCTATTAACTGCTTCTTTTGAAATACCTAATGCTTTAGTTATTTTATCCATATGTTTTGAAGCATAATCACGAACATTCATTGTCATATCAGGCATCATGTCTTGTTTTACCATACTACATAATGTTTCTTTAAATTTATTGTTCATTTCAGTACTTAAATCAGGTGATTTTTGTTCTGATTTTTGTTCTGATTTTTGTTCTTCAAAATGTTCATTTTGTTGTTCTCTAAAATTTTCAACTTCTAATTTAGTAGCTAAATTTAATATTACAAAGAATAATATTGAGATTACTAAAGCTACTTGAATATTATGTGATGCTACAAATGCTATTAAAAACATGAATAATAATTTACCGAACCATGTATCAAAAAATAGAATGACTGAATTTGGTAATGCTGGTGCTGCTAAAGCAGAATATAAAACAATTAATAAACTGACAATTAAAGTTGCCATCTTATTATTGGTTAGAAGTTTTGTTAAATCTTTCATTATTATATATACTATATAATTAAAAATTTAAAAACTTAAGAAAATTATTATTCTTAAATTTTATTTATTAGATGACTGTTTTTTCGCCTTTTTATATTCATTAACATTTTTTGTAAAATCAGTATCAATATCAATATTTTCAATAAATTTTTTTACCGTTTTTCTTGGAACCATTGCGGCAGTCGCCATTTCTGTATATATTACTGTTCTTGCGAATAATAAATTACTTATTCCTTTTCCATAATCCGTCGTATTATTATTCAATTTATCACGTACATCAGGTGTATCATACCAATCTATAAATTTTTTCATATCTTCATCTAATTCCATTGATTTATCTATTACATTAGTGACATTATAAAAATGTTCTTTTGATGATTCTAATCTAGTTGCTAAATTTAATATTATCATAAATAATATTGATATTGTTAATGCTACTTGAATATTATGTGATGCTACAAATCCAATTAAAAACATGAATAATAATTTACCATACCAAGTATCAAAGAAAAGAATAACTGAATTTGGTAAAGAAGGAGCAGCTAAAGCAGCATATAAAATAATTAATAAAGTTACAATTGAAGTTGATATTTTATCATTAACTAACATATTTTATATTGTATACTATTAAAAAATATTAGTAGATGGTGATACATTAGGAAGTGTATTAGCTAGTCCAATATCTTTTTTAGATGTATAACTTATTAACTTATCACTAAAATCTTTTTCAATACCCCATTTATCAAAAAAGTTTTTAATAACTATAGGTGACACATTCGCTTCTTTAGCATACTTAGCAATTAATAAATTGCGACCTATTAATAGGTCACCTTCTCGGTCAATATTCAATGGTTGATTTTCATATTTAGTAAGTCTTTTATTTAAATCACTATTTAGAAAAAACCAATCAGCAAATTTCTTAGTATCTGTATCTAATTCATCTATTTTAGTTTTATCTTCATAATATTCTTTATTCAATTCTAATTGTGTAGCTAAATTTAAAATTATAAAAAACAAAATAGATATAACTAATGCTACTTGAATATTATTAGATGCTACAAATGCTATTAAAAACATGAATAATAATTTACCATACCATGTATCAAAGAAAAGAATAACTGAGTTTGGTAATGATGGAGCAGCTAAAGCAGAATATAAAATAATTAACATACTTACAACGATGGTAGTAATTTTATTATTAGTTAGCATTTTTGCTAAATCTTTCATATCAAAAATAGTATATAATATTTACATATTATTTTCTAAATTGTATTTAAAATGCCATACTGCACTTTAGAAGAAGCATGGAATGTTGAAGTTTATCCAGATGATGAAAAAGAACTTGTTAAACAACCTCCACCTACTGAAAAATATGGTTATTCTAATAAAATATATGAGCCTAATCCAACACCAATGGATATTCCACGTCCACAATATACAATGAAAGAACATTTATCTGAATTTGAAGATGAACATCAAAAACGTATAGTATCAAATCAAGTAAATCCATATACAAAATTGATAGAAGAACTTAAGAGTGATAATAAAAAATTGAGAGAAAGAATAGAAGAATTACAAAAATTTTCTACAAAACAACAAGATAAAGATAGTTTATTTGACGTTATTCTATATATCTCTACAGGTATATTTGTTATATTTATGATGGAAAATATTACAAATATGGGGCGTCGCTATTAAAACTTAAAAGGTCTTGTTATTAATGCCTTAATATCATACTTATCATCAGCTATAACATTGTGATGTCTTGGTGAAGAAACTTCCGTAGTTAAATGAGAAATCATATTGATATCTTTAGAATAATCTTTATAAGGGTTTACCATCATATCAGTTTCAATCTTCTTTACATATGGATTAGTAATATTTGATGGTATATGAGTCCATGAAATATAGAGTATATTTGGATACCCATACATAACTTTAAAGCCATTTTTTCTTAAATTTTCTATTATATAATCGGCACACTTTATACTATCATATGTAGGTAATCCTGCAACAAAATTAGGAATATTATAAACACAATATTGTAAATCTCGTTCAGAACTGAGTTGAATACGGGTATGACATTTAGAGAGTATTTGATTATAAGTGTTATATTTTTTAATTTCACGTTCATCTTTTTTACGATTAAGTTCAAAAATGTTCAACATCTTATTTATTATATACATAAAAAACATAAACATTATTATTCACACTATATAATAATGATTACGAATCTTGTATTAAGTGGTGGTGGTCAAGCTGGATTTTCATATATAGGAGTTATGAGATATCTTGAAGAAACGGGTCATATTAATAATATTAAAAATATATTGGGTGTATCAATAGGTTCAATATTTTCTTTAATGATTACATTGAATATTAATTCAAAACAATTTGGTAATTTATTGAAGTTAGTAAATACAGAAATGGGTGAAATTAATATACATAATATATTATCATTCTTTGATACGTTTGGTATTGATGATTGCGAAAGAATTACAAAATTAATAAAAGCCTGTATTAAAGTTAAATTGGGTAATGAAAATGCTACATTTGAAGATATAAATAATTATAATAAAAATAAAAATTTACTCATATTCACAACTAATCTAACAAAAAAAGAAAAAACTATTTTCTCTTTTGATAAAACACCACATGTAGAATTATGGAAAGCTATAAGAGCATCATGTACGTACCCACTATATTTTCAACCAATTAAAATAGATGATGATTTATATGTAGATGGTGGTGTATCTTGTAACTATCCAATATACTATTTTAAAGATGATATTGAAAATACTTTAGGTATATCATTTTTATATACTAATAATAATAATGAAAATGATATGAAGAAAAATGATTTTGTTAACTATATTTCATCTATATTTATGGTTATTATAGGTTCATTAGAAAAACATATTATTGAACTTTATAAAGAACATACAATTCAATTAGAAATTCCAATATCATATATAACTGATTATAAAATGTCACGTGAAAGTAAAGAAGAAATATATGAATTAGGGTATAATGAGTTTAAGAAAGAATGGAAAACTAAATTTCCTGATGATATTCCTAGTGAAACTGCTAGTCATTATAATGAAAATTGGGAAAATGAATTAGAAGATATTCGCTCACATATGAACTAATAAAATATCTTTATTTATACTATAAATGTGTATGGAATTATTAGAAAATCCTATATTTTATGGATTAATAGCAGTATTTTTAGCTGTATATGGTCCAAGATTACATCCAAGATTACCTAAGAATATTCGCTTATTATTTAATGCTTCATGGTTTCGTTTATTAGTAATATTATTGATAGTTTTCTTATCATCACATGATTTAAAATTATCATTATTAGTATCTCTAGCATTTTTATTAATTATAATGTTAGTAGATAGTGCTGATATTAGAGAACATTTTGAAAGTTGTTTGAAAAAAGAAGAAGATAAATAATATTTTTTATGTATCATTATAATATAATTAATATGCAAAAGTGGTTAACTAAAAATTTAATTGAAAATACTTATGTATTTGCTATTTTAGCCGTTTTCTTAGCAATGTATGGACCTCGTTTACATATCGCATTACCACGTTCTATACGTTCATTATTCTCTAATCCATTATTTCGTGGTTTAGTTTTATTCATTATTGTTTATTTATCTAATCATGATATGATTATGGCATTAACAATTACAATAATTTTTGTAGTTGTAATGTATGGTGTTCAAATGAGTAATCTATTAGAAGGTATGTATCAAGAAAACTTTGAAGTTTATGGTAAACCTGTATCAAACTGTTCTAACTATGAAAAAGATAATTCAGCTCAACCAGTATACCCTTCAAGCTGAATCATTTGATGAATCATCACTAATAGTTGATGTATTATCAACTGGTTCAACTCTTTCTAATTCTGGTCGTGTACATACATCACCTACACAATTAGCTGACATTTCTTTTTTTGGAAGAGGACAATTATCTCCTTCACATTTAGAAGCACCCTTCTTATATTTATTATATACATAATAACAAATTCCACATACAGCAATGACTGCTACAGCAATTAAACCAATTAAAACGTATTTTTCCATATTATGTTATAATCTATAAAATTATAAAATAATATTACTAATTACGCACTAGCTACTTTTTATTTTTAATGTTTTTTTTACGACTTAGTCTCTTTTTTCTAGAAACTTTTTTACTTCTTTTTTTATTTTTAGCATCTTTAAATAGAATCTTTAATAAAGTATCTTTTAATGATTTACCACCGCCATTTAATAGATATTCTTCAATAGGAGGTAAATCATCATCTTTTTTTTGAACTTTATTCATTTTATTATAAATATAGATTTAATAGCGAAGCATAGTTTCTAAATAACTCATCATATCTTTTTCTGTTCTATTTCCTTCATATGTATAATTTTTACCATCTTTTGTAAATATTAATGTTGGATATCCATCAACCTTATATTCACGAGCCATGTCTTTATTTTCTTCAGCATTAATCATCTTAACAACAATTTTTTTACCATTCAATTCACCAGAAGTACACTTATCCATAACTTTGTTAAATTCAGGTTTAGCATGAGTACAATGAGGACACCAATCAGTATAGAACATCATAAAACTTGATGGTGATTCTAAATTAGTAAAAGTTTCATTCTTCTTAGTTTTTGATGATTTAGGAAGACCATATAAATAAATTACTATTAAAATTATTATAGCCGCTACAATACCACATAACATGTATGTAGGAATTGATTTAAATAATCCAGTAATTTTATGTAAAAGTTTCATTATATAATATAATCATTTAATTTTTTCTTTTTTTTTATTTTGGCTTATAATGTCTAAATACTACATTACAATCTTCATTACTTGAATATAATGTTTTTACTATTTTAAATATATAGAAATTATTTTCATATTCAGGAAAAAAAACATCACATTTATAATCTTTACAAACATTTGTAATATATAAGTTATCAACAATATTCATATACTTTTTATAAATTGCACGTCCACCTATAAAAAATACTTTATTAATATTATTCATTTTATTAAAATAGTCAATATAGTATTCTAATTTACTTTCATTACAATAAATTAAATTATCACTAGATTGATAGTTTTCGTAATTATTAGTTAATACAATATTTATTCTATCTTTTAATGGTTTTCTAGTAGATGGAATTGAATCATATGTTTTTCTTCCCATAACTACAATATGATTCAATGTAATATCACGAAAATATATTAAATCTTCACTTATATACCATGGTATACGCCCTTCATTACCAATACCATAATAAGAATCATGAGCGACAATCATATTATATTCAATATTTTTATTAGAAAATATATTCTTGTATGATGACATATTTTATAATAGATTAAATTTTAGATTTTTTTTTTTTAAAAAAGTGAACTTATATTTTCAGGTAATGGACTAATCTTAGTTTTATACCATTTTTGTAATCTATCAATAATAGGTGTTTCATTTTCAGTAACGAAATTGATAGCAATACCTTTACGACCATAACGTCCCGTTCTACCAATACGATGTATATAAGTTTCACACATTTTAGGTAAATCATAATTAATAACAACTGATACTTGTTGTATATCAATACCACGAGCAATAATATCAGTTGTTAAGAGAATACGACTTTCGCCAGTTCTAAATGATTTCATAACTTTTTCACGTTCAATGTGTTTCATTTCACCGTGTAAAAGTGCAACTGAGAAATTTTGTTCTTCTAATTTTTCTTTAATATCTTCAGCTTTTCTACGTGAATTTACAAATATAATTGTTAAATTAATACGAAGTCTTTCATATAAATCTACTAAAGTTTCTATTTTCCAGTTTTCATTATCAACACCTAAATAAAATTGTTCAATACCATCTAATGTAACTTGTTCGGGATTTACTAAGATACGAACAACATTATCTGTCATAATTTTATTAGTTATTTCTAATGCAGATTCCGGCATAGTAGCACTAAATACGCAAACTTGACATTGTTTAGGAACAAATTGAAAAATTTCATATAATTGTTCTTTAAAGCCTTTAGAAAGCATTTCATCTGCTTCATCTATAATTAAACATTTCAATTTTGTCATTCTTAAAACATATCGTTTAATCATATCTTGAATACGACCAGGTGTTCCTACAATAAATTGAGCACCTCCATCTAAAGCTTTTTTATTGCTATCAATAGAGACACCTCCAATTAATAAAGCACTTTTCAATTTCATATATTGTGATAAACACGTAAAATTATAATATATTTGTTGTGCTAATTCGTGATTAGGACAAATAACAAGTATTTGAGGTCTTTCTATAGTTCTATCAACTTGATTTAAAGCACCGATTAAAAAGGTTGCTGTTTTACCAGTTCCTGATTGAGATTGTGCGATAAGGTCGCGATGTTCTAACATAGGTTTTATTGCTTTACGTTGTATAGGTGATGGAATTTCATAACCCATTGAATAAATACCACGTAATAAATCTTCATTTAAACCGAGTTCATCAAATGATTTACATTCGGTTACTACATATTCATTTGTTTGTGATGATGACATCTTAAATTATAGTAATATAAGATATAATCTTTAAATCATTATGTATCTCTTTTATTTTTCAAATGTAGAATATGATTGTGCTAAATCATATGAATTAGAAGCTTGATATGGTAAAGTTTCTGTTTGTAAAGTTTTAGCTAATTTATATGATAGAGCATATGCTTTTTGATTTTGGTCAACTATTGTATCATCATTATTTTTAGTAATGGTAGGTTCAAAATGTTCAAATATTTTATTTTTTGAGCAAACACCAACATTATTTCTATTTTTTTGAACTATTTTAGCACTTTTATTTTGTGTAAATTTTTCAATAGTTTCTTTATCATCTATGTTGACATATATTGTATTTTTTTGTTCAGGTAAATTTATTATAGCATCTTTCAATCTATAATCAACGACTGAAGCAATAGTTATTCCTAGATAGTAACCAAATAGTAAGATTACAAAAAGGCCTATTATTATTTGTTGCCACTCTTTCATATTCTATTATTATAGAATAATTTTTTATCCATAATAATATTAATATAATAACATGTCAGCTCAAGATAGTAAACAAAGTAATACTTTTGAACAAAGTAAATGTATCGTCGGAAATAGACAATCACCTATAAATATTATATCAGCTAATGCTAAGCAGTGTAATGCCTTATGTAATTTACGTTTTTTTTATAGAAGCTCATTATGTTCTATTGAAAATAATGGGTTTAGTTTCACTATTAGGTATGACCCTGGTTCAAGTGTTGTATATAAGGATGAAGTATTCAGTCTAGAAACAATAACGATAACTATACCAGCTTCACATAAAATAGATGGTAAATCGTATAATGGAGAAATCATGATAAATCATCGTAATACAATAACTAAAAATTTATTAATTGTTTCTGTATTTTTACAACTAGACAATAATGATATTGCTAGTGCTTCAAAAGGTTTTCTTGATGAATTTGTAGATATTATACCATCAACTAATAGTGCTAAATTAGTGAATTTAGGTAAAGATTGGAATATATTTGATGTATTACCTGAAGATAAAGGATTTTATACTTATCAAGGGTCTATTATAAGAGAACCATGTACTGAAAATGTTACATGGGTTGTAATGGCGAATCCAGTATATGCTAGTATAAAGTTTTTTGATAAGATGAAGCAATTATTTCCAAATGAGAGTAATCGTGGAGCTAGAAATGATGATGCAAGAGAAGTATTATATAATCCTAATACTGATAGAGCTAATAAAGAAAACTATGGTTCATCAATGAGATGTTATGATGACATGGCATTTAGAAGTCAATGTTCATTATTATCTCAAAATGCCTTAATTAAGGAGCAAAAAGATGATTCACTTATGTATATAATACTATTCATATTAGGAGTTATAGTTATAGTATTACTAATTTTAATAAGAGAAAAAGTGAATTTAATGGAAAAGATGCGAAATATAGGTAATAGGTTATCTTCATCTTTACAGAGTAAATAATTAGTTTCTTTTTGATGTCTTACGTTCTTTTAGAGACAAGCACATTTCTTTACATTTAGAAACTTGAGTTTTTATTAATTCTATAGCATTTTTTGTAATTTTATTTTCATCTTTTAATATTTTTAATATTTCTTTACACATATTTAATTGTTCTTTCAATAACTGTATTTCATTTGTTTGATTTTCAATATGGTCTATTAAATCATCCATATAATCTCTCTTTTTCCAAAAAATAGTTTCAAATATAGGTTCTTTATCATCTGGAAATTCATAATGCTGTTTTTTTACATACCATTTAAAAGAACCACGTGATAAACATACCGATTTATCTGTAGTATATACAAGCCTTCCTCCTTCACGAAAACATTGTTTATGATTGCTATCAATTGTGACATATCTAACTTGTGAATTTACAGGAACTTCGTCAATATTATCAATACGAACAAAATTGTCAAGTAATTCTTCTATTTCATTTTTAGTATATTCTTTTGTTCGTCTTTTTTTCTTTTTTAGACTGATTATTTTATTAGACATCTTATAATATAATCATATTTTGACTTTTATAAAAAAAGCTTACTCTTATTGTGTTTAAAGAATAAAAATAATTATATACCTATAATATAAAATAATCAATGGGTTTAGGTTATATGTTACTTGCTGTAAAGAGTGAGCAAGATAAATATTTAGTAGGTAATCCACAATTTACCTTTTTTAAGGGTGCTTATAGAAGACATACACATTTCGCATTAGATCCTGTATATGTTCCATTTATTGGTGAAACTGCTAATGCGTATGGTCGTAAATTATATGTAGATATTCCAAAAAGTGGAGATTTATTACACCGAATGTATTTAGTGTTTGATATTGAAATTCCTAATCAAGTTGATATTTCAAATGTCAATCTATTCGGATATTCATTTATAGAACATATTGATATTATAATAGATGGTCAACTAATTGACCGTCATTACAGTGATTGGTTAATGTTATATTTAGAATTGATGCAGGACAAAAGAAAGGAATTAGCTACTGGCTTAATGACTGGTATTCATTCACTTGGTAATAATAAGAAAACATTATTTTTACCATTAAGATTTTGGTTCAATAATGATATTGGATTATCATTACCATTAATAGCATTACAATATTCAACAGTTAGAATTGAAGTTCAATTAAATCAAAAGAGTATTCCTACCACATATGTATCCAATTTAACTACTCTAGCTAATAGTATTACAAATACAAACTTATCATTAAATAGACTTCAAATGTTATGTGAATATATACATTTAGATAAAGATGAACGTGTGTTATTTTCATCAAAACAATTAGAATATATGATTACACAAGTTCAATCTAGTTTAAATAATCCAGTTCAACTATATACTTCAAGTATGACAAATGATAGATATGAAGATTTAACACATAGATTTGATTTGCGTTTTAATCATCCTGTAAAATCTATATTTTGGGGTATAAAAGATAATAGAGTTGATTTAAGTAGTGTTGATCTATCACACAATTTATTTGATAATACAACTGGTATATTGTATTATAATTATTGGAGAAATGCAAATTATTTACGAGAACAGATGAAAGAATGTAATTTAGTTATGAATGGTAAAGATGTAACTGAACCATTAGAACCACAATATTTTCGCTTCGTTCAAGATTATCAACATCATCTAAATAGTTCATTATTGAATGTATATAATTTGAATAGGAATAGTAATAAATCACCAAATTATAAATCTAATATATATCCGATAGGAATGGGTTTTTATAATTATAATTTTGCTTTTAATCCGACTGAAACTCAACCATCTGGTTCAGTAAATTTTTCAAAATTAGAGCAAGCACAACTAAAAATGAAATTGTATCGTGATACTGATAATTTTACATATAGTTCAACATCATTAACGAGTAATTTAACAGCTAAGTATGTGAATATATACGCATTAAATATAAATATTTTGAGAATTATGAGTGGTAAGGCTGGTTTAGCATTCGCTACATAATATAGCTTTTTTTCATTTGATATAATAAAATAATACTATTATGTCAAACGCTAGAATTATGTTACTCGCAATTGGCGAGCAAGATGGTATGATTAATCAGAATGCTGAATATACTTTTTTTCAACGCGATATAAAAACTCATACACAATTTGGAACTGATTGGTTAGTTGTTAGAAATAATGATAAGAATAATACTAATTTTATCTACGATAATATGGGTTTAGATATACATGTTCCTATTAATGGTGATTTATTAACTGATGTATATTTACGTATTAAATTAGAAACATCAACACAATGGGATTATTCTGGAAATGTCGGATCTATGGCTTCTAATACATATGCTTTAGAAACATTTATGAATATTATTGATACAGTTCAATTTATTCATAATAATAAAGTAATTAGTGAGCTTGATAGCTTATATATATTATCATATTATGATTTATATTTAAATCAACAACAGAAAAATGAATTAGTTCCAATGGTATCTTATGAATATGCTAAGATTGGCGCACAAATGTCAGCATCATCACCATCATTCATAAATTTATATGTTCCTTTACCTTTTTGGTTTCATAAATCACCTATGAACGCATTCCCATTGTGGGCTATTAAAGATAATAATATTACTATAAGAGTCACTCTTAAACAATTTAAAGGTCCTTCCACACGTTCTATAAGAGATATTGAATGTTTATATAAATATGGTTTTTTAACACCTGAAGAAAAAGAACGTTTTACTAATTTACCATTAGAATATATTATTAAACAAGTTAATAGAGTTGATAAAGTCCGTGTTACACCGAATAGTACATATAAAGTTACAATACCGCAGACACATTATATGGAATATTTATTATGGAATATCGCATTAATGGAAGGTTATCAGAATACAAATACTAATATTAGTTTTAGAAAACTTATAGATGGACTTAAGAGAGCATCAATAAATATTAATGGTAATATGTTAGTTGATACAACAAGTGATTATTATAAACTAATTCAAAGATATGAGCATTTTAAGTGCGATAGTGCTTTTAAGATATACGAATATAATGATATAAGTTCGGCTCAATCATTGATATTACATCCTAATGAATATAACACCTTTCCATTTTATTACTTAGATAATTTAGGTAGTAAGTTTGTTCCAATATTACCATTATACACATATTCATTTGGATTAGAACCGGTTTTAAATAAGGATACTGGTTTCTTAAGCACTGAACAATTTACACATAGTCAGTTGACATTAGAGTTTAATAATTTAAGTGATGTAAGCCAAGACCCTAGTGGAAATCAATTTGCGGAATGTAATGTATATTTAGTTCGTCACAATATTATAAGAATAAAAGATGGAATTTTGAATATATTATTCGCTTAAGAATTTAAATATAATTACATTAAAAAAAAATCTATTTCTATTATATATTATTAATTCAAAATGGCTGGTGGTTTAATGCAATTAGTTGCTTATGGTGCTCAAGATATTTATTTAACTGGTAATCCACAAATTACCTTCTTCAAGGTCGTCTATCGTCGTCACACTAACTTTGCAGTAGAATCTATTGAACAAACTTTCAATGGTGCTGCTGATATTGGTCGTCGTTTCACTTGTACTATTGCTCGTAATGGTGATTTATTACATCGTTTATATATCCAAACTGATGTAGATATTACTGGAACACCAACTGATTCTAATTCAGCTTTCTTAGGTTTCCAAATATTAGATTATGTTGAAGTTGAAATTGGAGGTCAAGTTATTGATAAACAATACGGTGAATGGATGGCTGTTTGGTGTGATTTAACTCATACTGTTGATCAATCAGTTATGTTAGGATGTATGGTAGATTCAGCTAATGCGGCAACAACCTCACCTATTCAAAGATTACATATTCCATTACAATTCTGGTTCTGTCGTAATCCAGGTTTAGCATTACCATTAATTGCTTTACAATATCATGAAGTTAAAATTAATGTTCAATTTGTTACACAAAACCCAGCTATTATTACACAAGTTAATAATGCTTATTTAAATAATACTACTATATGGGCTGACTATATCTTCTTAGATACTGATGAACGTCGTCGTTTTGCACAAGTTTCACATGAATACTTAATTGAACAAGTTCAATACTCAAATGCTTTAACCATTGCTTCAAATGCTAGTACTACTCAACATGAATTACGTTTCAATCATCCAGTTAAAGAATTAGTTTGGTTAGTTGATCCATCATCAAATGATACTACTTTTAGTACTTATGTTCAATGTTCAGATGCTTTATTACAATTAAATGGTCAAGACCGCTTTAAACGTCGTTCGGGTGATTATTTCACTAAAGTTCAACGTTATGAACACCACACTGGTGCAGGTCGTGCCTTCTTATTAAACGCATTAACTGGAGCTGGTGGTAATCCTAGATTTGGTGGACCTAACGTATTAAATGCGACTCACGTTTATTCATTCGCTCTTAAACCTGAAGAACATCAACCATCCGGTACTTGTAACTTCAGTCGTATTGATAACGCAGTCTTAAACTTATCATTCACTACTGCTTCTGCTAATTCAGGTGTTCCAGCTGCATCATTACCAGGAGGTGCAGTCTTAAAAGTTTATGCTGTCAATTACAATGTTTTACGTATCATGTCTGGTATGGGTGGTTTAGCTTACTCTAATTAAGAGGTTTGTATACATTCATATGTTATTATCATTTTAATATAAGATGATAATTACAGTAAAAAAAAATCTATTTCTATTATATATTATTAATTCAAAATGGCAGGTGGTTTAATGCAATTAGTTGCTTATGGTGCTCAAGATATTTATTTAACTGGTAATCCACAAATTACCTTCTTCAAGGTCGTCTACCGTCGTCACACTAACTTTGCAGTAGAATCTATTGAACAAACTTTCAATGGTGCTGCAGATATTGGTCGTCGTTTTACTTGTACTATTGCTCGTAACGGTGATTTATTACATCGTTTATACTTACAAGTGGATGTTTCATCATCTGGTGGTAACTCATTAGGTAATGCATATTTAGGTTTCCAATTATTAGACTATGTTGAAGTTGAAATTGGAGGTCAAGTTATTGATAAACAATACGGTGAATGGATGGCTGTATGGTGTGATTTAACTCATACTTTAGACCAATCAGTTATGTTAAGTCAAATGTTAGATGGTGTTGATACTAATGCTACATTATTAGATAGATTACATATTCCATTACAATTTTGGTTCTGTCGTAATCCAGGTTTAGCATTACCATTAATTGCTTTACAATATCATGAAGTTAAGATTAATGTTCAATTTTCTAATTCTAATCCAACTGTTATTGGTACAGTTGGTAGTGGTTCATTCTTATCAAATACTAGTATCTGGGCTGACTATATATTCTTAGATACAGATGAACGTCGTCGTTTCGCACAAGTATCTCATGAATATTTAATTGAACAAGTCCAATATTCAAATGCTTTAACCGTTGCGACTGGTGCTACTACTACTCAACACGAACTACGCTTTAATCATCCAGTTAAAGAATTAGTTTGGTTAGTTGATGCTTCTGCTAGTTCAACTGCTCCACATTTTAATGGTTATTATCAATGTTCAACTGCTTTATTACAATTAAACGGTCAAGACCGCTTTAAACGTCGTTCTGGTGATTATTTTACTAAAGTTCAACGTTATGAACATCATACTGGTGCAGGTCGTGCTTTTATTACTAACGCATTAACTGTTAATACTACAGGTAATCCAGATTTTGTTGGTTCAAATATATTAAGTGCAACTCATATTTATTCATTCGCTCTTAAACCAGAAGAACACCAACCATCAGGTACTTGTAACTTTTCACGTATTGATAATGCTGTATTAAACTTAGAATTCTTATCAGCATCAACTAGTTCGGGTGTTCCAGCAGTTCCAGCAGGTGGTATTCCATCAGGAACAGTCTTAAAGGTCTATGCTGTCAATTACAATGTTTTACGTATTATGTCTGGTATGGGTGGTTTAGCTTACTCTAATTAAGAGGTTTGTATACATTTATATGTTATCATCATTAAATATATAATGAGAATTACAAAAAAAAATATACGTTAATTATATATTATTAATTCAAAATGGCTGGCGGTTTAATGCAATTAGTTGCTTATGGTGCTCAAGATATTTATTTAACTGGTAATCCACAAATTACATTCTTCAAGGTTGTCTATCGTCGTCACACTAACTTCTCAGTAGAAGCTATTGAACAAACTTTCAATGGTTCTGCTGATTTAGGACGCCGTGTTACCTGTACTATTGCTCGTAATGGTGATTTATTACATCGTTTATACTTACAAGTTGATTTAGATATTTCAGGAGTTGGAAGTACTGGTGCGGCACCAGCATCTTCACTATTATCTTACTATGGTTTCCAAATATTAGATTTTGTTGAAGTTGAAATTGGAGGTCAAGTTATTGATAAACATTATGGTGAATGGATGGCTGTTTGGTGTGATTTAACTCATACTTTTGATCAATCACGTTTATTAGAATATATGGTAGACCCAACAGATGTGGGTCCATCATCCGTTAATGCACCAAATCGTTTACATATACCATTACAATTTTGGTTTTGTCGTAATCCAGGTTTAGCGTTACCATTAATTGCTTTACAATATCATGAAGTTAAAATTAATGTTCAATTTGAACCATTAAATAGTATGAGTTATCCACCTAATCCAGTAGGCGGTAGTTACTTACAAGGTTGTAGTATTTGGGCTGATTATATCTTCTTAGATACTGATGAACGCCGTCGTTTTGCGCAAGTTTCACACGAATACTTAATTGAGCAAGTTCAATTTTCAAATGCATTAAGTGTAGGCCAAGCAAATGCTACTTCATCACAACACGAATTACGTTTCAATCATCCAGTTAAAGAATTAGTTTGGTTAATTGATAATTCAAATAATTTTAGTGATTTTACACAATATGTTACTTGTAAAGATGCATTATTACAATTAAACGGTCAAGACCGCTTTAAACGTCGTTCCGGTGATTATTTCACTAAAGTTCAACGTTATGAACATCATAGTGGTTGTGGTCGTTTCTTAAACTCAACTGATAGAAGTAGTACAGAAGACGAAAGTGGAGTTTTATCAGCAACTCATGTCTATTCATTTGCTCTTAAACCAGAAGAACATCAACCATCAGGTACTTGTAACTTTTCACGTATTGATAATGCTGTATTAAACTTATCATATGGAACTAATTTAATAGGTTTTCCATCTGGAACACTCTCAACTACTGATAGCAGCACAGTAGTTAAAGTCTATGCTGTTAACTATAACGTTTTACGTATTATGTCTGGTATGGGTGGTTTAGCTTACTCTAACTAAGAAACTTATTAATATGTTATTTTCATTTTATATAAGATGTAAATAACAAGTATAAAATAAAATATATTTAAAATATAAGTTATACTATATCGCAAAAATGACTGGAAGTTTAATGCAATTAGTCGCTTATGGCGCTCAAGATACATATTTAACAGGAAATCCACAAATAACATTCTTTAAAGTTGTATATAAAAGACATACAAACTTCGCTATGGAATCTATATCTCAAACAATGAATGGAACAATAGGTTTAGGTAACACATTCAGTTGTATTTTAGGTCGTAATGGTGACCTTGTGCATCGTATATATTTAGAAATGACATTTAATCAAGATATTAGTAATGCTTGGCGTGTGGGACATCAAGTTATAGATAATATTGAAATAGAAATAGGAGGACAGGTAGTAGATAGACATTACGGTGAATGGATGGATATATGGACACAATTAACACATACTGAAGCTAATTGGCAAAAATTGAATAAAATGATTAATGGTTCATTAAAAGATAGTAATAATTCTAATTATACTAAAGTTTATGTTCCTTTACATTTCTGGTTTTGTCGTAATCCAGGTTTAGCATTACCATTAGTTGCTTTACAATATCATGAAGTAAAAATAAATATACAAATGAATAATTCATTTTTAGTAAATAATAATGGTTCATTAGTTACATCTAACGCACAACTTTTATATTGTGATGTATATGTTGATTATATATATTTAGATACAGATGAACGTCGTCGGTTCGCACAAGTATCACATGAATATTTAATAGAACAAGTTCAATATTCTAATGGTATAAGTATAGCACCTAATTCAAGTAATACAAATAAATTATTTTTAAATCATCCGGTTAAAGAAATTGTATGGGTTTCTAAAGATAATAGTATATCAAGACATCCATTTGATTTTTGGGCTTCTCAAGGTTCATTATTAGATAATACTACAATAGCACAAATACAATTAAATGGTCAAGATAGATTTCAACAAAGAGATGGAAGTTATTTCCGTTTAGTTCAACCATATCAACATCATACAGGAGGTCATAATCAACAAGCAAGTAATCCTTCTACGAATACACCTCCATTAGGTGGATTTTATGTATATAGTTTCGCATTAAATCCAGAAGAGCATCAACCAAGTGGAACTTGTAATTTTAGTAGAATTGATAATGGAACTTTAGAAATTAATACTGGTTCAAGTGCTCGTGTATTACATTATTATGCTGTAAATTATAATTTATTAAGAATAATGAGTGGAATGGCGGGGGTAGCATTTTCTAATTAAATCGCGTTTTGTTTATATTTTTCATATTTTTTTATAAAATATGACGAATATATGTAATATATACTTAAAGATTTCATATATAAAATGTGTTATAGAAACACTCACTCAAAATGGCTAAAAAATCTACTCCTGCTCCTCAAGCAACTCCTGCTCAAACACAACAATCTGCTCCAGCAACTCCTGCTCCAGCACAACAAGCAGCACCTGCTGCTACTACAGAAAAGAAGGCTCGTGCTCCTTCAAAGAAGGCTGATGCTACCTCTACTACAGCTCAACAATCTGTCGCACCTGTTGCTTCTACTCCAGAACAACAAGCAGCACCAGTTAAAGAAAAGAAGGCTCGTGCTCCTTCAGCAAAGAAGGATGATGCTACCTCTGCTCCAGCTCAACAAGCAGCATCAACACCTGCTCCACAAGCTTCAAGTGAACAATCACATGAAGAACAACCACAATCAGTTGAAGTTTTATTCCAAACTTTAGTTAGTCAAGCTGAAGCTTTAATGGAAACTCAAAAAACTTGGTTAGCAACATTACGTCGTGCTGTTAAATGCTATACTCGTGAAAGTCGTGAAATGGCTCGTGCTAATGCTCGCTTAGCTGCTAAACGTGCACGTCGTCAAAATGGTGGTGATGGTCAAAAGCGTGCTCCTTCAGGTTTCCAAATCCCAACTAGTATTTCAGATAATTTATGTGATTTCTTAGGCGTCGCACACGGAACTAAGATGTCTCGTAATGTTGTTACTAAGCAAATTAATAACTACATTCGTGAACATAACTTACAAGTTAAGGAAAATCGTCGTAGTTTTGTTCCAGATACTAAATTAGGTGATATTTTAGGTAAATTACAAGATGTTGATGCTTCAACTGGTTTCACTTATTTCAACTTACAACGTTATATTTCACGTCACTTCACTTCAAGTGCTGCTTCAGCAACTACTACTAGTTCAGCTCATTAAAATACTCTAATAATCGTATTATATTATTTATAATTTGATTATTATAAAAAAGCAAATCCCAAAGTAAATCAAAAAATTTGTAAAAATTTGATTAAAAATTATTTAAAGTTTTATTACGTATTGAAAACAAAAATTAAGATGTCTTCCTTTAATGCAAACAATATGAACACTCAATCCGGAAATATTTATCGTGCGAATAATGTAGATTTTACTAAGTTCACATTCAGCGAACCAGTAGCAAACAAATATGGCGGCCGTTCTAGCCGAGTTAAATACGCTGGTCAAGATTTCTTCATTCAAACTCCTCGTATGCGATTACCTTATGGTCTTGGTAAATGGGTTGATACTACAAATCCAGATAAAGTTAAATACTCTATTGATTTCTCATTAGCTGGTTATAATAAGAATAAACCTGATGAATATAACCCACGCACAGCAGAATTCTTTGATTTCTTAAGTAATCTACAACAATGTATGATAGATAATGGTATTAAAAATGCTATTACTTGGTTTGGCAAGCCAAGTGAAACAGTTCGTAAAAGTATTGAAAATGATCCTGATACTTATATTCGTGATTTAATTAAATATGCTAAAGATAAACAAACTAAACAAGTAACTGATAAGTATCCACCAACATTTAAAGCACACGTTGTTACTTGGGAAAATAAATTCATCATTAAAGCTTATGATGATAGTGGTAAAGAAGTCACTGATTTTGAAACTGCTTTCGTTAAAGGTACAGAAGCTGTTGCTATATTAAAATTAAAAGCTGCTTCATTCCAAGGTAAAAGTGCTGGTTTAAAGTTTGATTTAGTTCAAATTAAATTATATCGTCCAGCTGGTATTCCAGACTATGCTTTCATTGATGATGAAAATGATAGTAAACCTATTCGTAAGTCTGCTTCTATTGATGATGAAGATGATAGTGATAGCAAACAAGGATATTCAAATACTGTAGATGACAGTGATGATGAACCAGTTCAAGTAAAAGATGAATTAGATGATGATGAAGAAGAAAATGAAGAAGAAGATGAAGAAGAAGATGAACGTCCTCCAACTCCTCCTCCTGCAAAAAAAACTACAAAAAAATCAACAACAAGTTCATCAAGTGATGTTAAACCAAAGAAAAAATAAATACTATATTTAGTATCTTCTATACGAGTTAATAATATAATATGTATTATATCAATAACTCACAAAACTTTTTTATTTGTATATTATAAATATGCGTAAGAAATTTATAGGTGGTGGTCGTGATGCTGGTTTAGGTATTGTACTTATAATATTGGTTATAATATTAGCTATATTATATGGTGAATATAAACTATTTAAGGAAAAACTAAGTTTAAGTAATACTGTAACAGGTATATTATTAGTAATATCATTTTTTGCTCTTGCATTTTTAGCGTTGTTTTTAATGCTGAACTATGCGTAA